GCTGATGTTGTAATTGTGGTAACAGATGGAGTTTGAATTTCAAACGATAATGCAGATGCTGTTCCTCTTCCACTAGTTGTATTTAAATATATCCAAGAAGTGCTACTTGCGTTATCAGTTGAAGTCATTAACGATTTTATATTACTGCCAATGTAGCTAATTTTTGTCCAACAGCTAAAAGTAAATTTTCGTTTATTGCCCGTTGTGCCAACTACACGGTTTAAATTAGCACTATCCGCAGAGTTAAACCGCAGACTGCGCTCTATGTTGTAGCCAGTTACTGGGCCTATGCCCGTAGGTAGAATAGCCATTTACGAAAGTGCTCCAGAGTTAACTACAAATACGTTAGTACCATCTGAGAAGTAACTAAGCAGGTATGTACCAGAAGCAGACATAGCAGCCAATGCTCCACTAGCTACCTTGGTATTAGCATGAGCAGACACTGTGTAGTTAGATCCGTTGACTAGAAGAATAAACCCAGACTGACCAGCAGTAATGTTAGTGAAGGTCAGGGTTATAGAACCTGTGGGGGTACACTTAAAGTTGTTAGTAGCATTCATGTCAAACGAACCATCATTGTCCGTAGTGACTGTGCCACGCTGAGAAGCTGAGAAGGTCTGTGCAGCGTTTGAGGCAGCTATTGTAAAAGTAGCATCAGGGACTGTAACAGTACGGTTAGCCGATGGTGAGGCTGATATCGTGGATACAAAGCTAGTTGAACCACCGTTAATTGCAATTGCCATAATTTATTCCTCTATTAAATTTTATTGATATTTAAAACTATATGGACATAATCATCCAGTTTGCGCCGTTGGATGTTGTAATTGTTGTATTAGCTGCTACTGTTATTACACCAATACTCATTCCATTAAAACCACTATCAATAGTATAATCAGAATCAATCGTTTGAGAATGAACAAAAATACCATTCTGGGCTACAGGTACTTCTGACTTAAACTCACCTGTGGAAGGCTTATAAAGTAACTTAGCATTACCAGTATAGATCGTTGATGCAGTACCTGTAGTAACTCCCAAGAATGTAGGATACAGATCAGAAGTAGTACTTGTATCATTAGAAATATTTACTGTGCCTGAGCCAGTTGGCCCAGTCGGTCCAGTAGGCCCTGTTGGACCAGTTGCGCCTGTCGGGCCAGTAGGTCCTGTAGGTCCTGTAGGACCAGTAGGAATAGTAAAGTCAAAGACTGCGGCTGAAGAGGAACCGCTGTTAGTAACAGAAGCACTCCCACCGGCAGGTCCTGTAGTTGTTGTACCTACAGCAATTGTAGCTGCGGTTCCTGTCGGACCAGTTGGCCCTGTAGGCCCTGTTGGGCCAGTAGGTCCGGGTGAGCCGGTAGGTCCAGGTGATCCTGTTGGCCCTGTTGGACCAGTTGTGCCCGTAGGTCCTGTAGGTCCTGGAGCACCAGTGGGTCCTGTTGTACCATTCGGTCCAGTTGGTCCTGTAGGTCCTGTTGGGCCGGTAGGACCAGTCGGTATAGTAAAGTCAAAGACTGCCGCTGAAGATGAGCCGCTATTGGTTACAGCAGCACTACCGCCTGCGGGTCCTGTAGTGGTGGTTCCAACAGCAATTGTAGCTGCTGATCCAGTTGGGCCAGTAGAGCCTGCTGGTCCTGTCGGGCCTGTGGGACCGGCTGCTCCTGTTGGGCCTTGTGGTCCAGTGGGGCCGGTAGGGCCTGTAGTACCATCAGGAATACCAAAGGACAGAGATACAGTTGTAGAGTTATACGATACAGTCGGCGTTGAGCCAGCAGGCAAAGAAGAAGCCGCTACATCTAAATCAGTTGTAAAGTTAATTGTACTCTGAGCAGATGCCGCCGCCGCAGCAGCACTGGCAGCAGACTGGTTAGCATAAGTAAGGGCTAACTGTGCTGTATTAGCTTGATCTGCTGTTGCATCACCGGGACCGCCCGGACCACGATATATCGCCATGTTAGTACCAGATTGGAATATAACCGCTTGCGTCTGTTGACCAAGCCTTGGTTAGTGTGGCATCTTCGTAGATATTAATGTAGTCGATGCCTGCGGTTTTACCTGTCGTACTAGCAAGAACATCTACAAACATAGCACCGGCATTATCATAGGTATTGTATTGTGCGGGTGCAGAGCCTAACTTCTTTGTGGGAATGTAGTCAACCCAAGCAGTTAAGCCAGTAGTGCTTGCAAGCGAGTTTACGACCATTTTTGTTGTACCGTTTGCGGTTGCATAGGTAGTAGGGTAGCAGCGAGGTATCATTTTAGTCCTCTATGTTGTTTTCTTTAACACCCTCAACGAAGATGCTAAAGAAAAGCCTCCTAAGAGGCAAAACCGTAAGGTTTAGAATGCTGGGCGAACTACAATAAAATCTACAATAGCTGGAGCAAGATTTACAGCACCAGCAGTGTTATTTAGAACAGTCAGAGTAACCGTATTAGCAGCAGTTACTGCACCAGCGATAACGGTGTCTACAGTGTCAACAGCGATAGAGACACCCATAACGATGTCGCCAAGAGCAACGCCAGGAACTGTTACATCAACAGATGCAAACGTACCAGATCCAGTAGCAGCGTTACCGAAGTCAACAGACTCAGAATGAGTCCACATCTCAGAGAACAAGCCCTGAAACTGTGAACGACCTTGATTGATAGGCATAATAATCTCCTTAAGTGGTTAGAAGAGGGCCAGCCTTGTGAGCCAGCCCCCGATTGTCATTCCCGATTAGGCAGGAACAGCAAGAGCCACAGCAGAGGTATCACGCAACTCACCAACACCGTAGAGCGTGTCAGCAGTCAACAGCGTACCGAGGTACTCTTGTTTGTACTGGGTCTGAACACGAACGCCAAGCTGGTCAACCAGAACAAATGCCTCTGGGTGTGCCAACAGAGCAACACGGGTGGTCGTTGTCGTTGCTGTATCAGCATTGGTCGTTACAAAGACCTTAACGCCGTATACGTCACCAATCTGACCGTTACGGATGGTACCGCCATCACCAACAAAAGCCTGCTCAGTAAAGCGAGCAAGACCCATCATGGTGTTGCGGGTCGAAGGAGGAACGATCAAGAAACGTCCGTCCATCGGGACATCCTGGTCATCCAAACGCTGAATTGCACGGCGAAGGCCAGCGTCCGTCAGAGCCGTACCGATGTTGGTGCCGTCAACATACAGCGTTGAACCATCACCAGCAAGGTATGCACGGTTGTAAGCTGCTGTTCCAGAACCACCCTGAGCACCACGACCAAGTTCGATCAGCGATGTGTCGATACGGGTAGCAAGAGCGTAGCCAGCGTCGTCCGTATAGAAACGGCGAAGCGAGGACAGAGCCTGAACTTCAGCAAAGTCTTCAATCAAACGGCTGTACTCATAGTGCTGGTTAATCGTGACAGTCTTCTCAGTGCCACTCTCAGCAATCAGAGTAACCTGCGAAGAAGCAGTCTTAACAGCAGCAGAGCCACGAGCAGGTGACGGGAAGTGCATAACATCGCCCTTCTTACCCTTCATGGACATCTTCTTGAACAGATTAGCTGCTACGAGGTTCTTCTTGTAAGCAGCGATGATTTCGTCAGACCATACCTCAGGAATAAAACCTGCGGTATTGACGGTGGATTGTACTACGTTATTGGTACCTAAAGGCATGATAAATTTCCTTTGTTAAAAGTGTTAAGTTATCGGACTCTGCCCTCTCGGTAAGCAGCCATGATTTCATTTTGCATCATGTCATACTTGTCAGGGTCCGTTTGCATGAGTTTAATAATGTCTGCACGGCGGTAAATCTTCTTAGAAGGTGCTTCATCACTGCCCGAAGACACTGTGGTAGTGGCTGCTTTTACGGCTTGGCTACGGACCTCTTTCTCTGCTGATACTGTCTGCTGTGCTGCCTGTTTGCGTTCTTTCCAAATAGACAACAACTCATCACCAGCATCATAATCAAAAGAACGGTCTGCACGAACAAACAACTCTGCCCTCACTTTGGAGGCTGCAACCCAATTCTGGAATGCAGGATCGGCAACAACTTCTTGAAAGTCAGGATGCCGTGCTTTTAGTTCGTTAAACGCCTTTGCCGCTGCCATCTCAGATGAGAGTTTTTCAGCCTCTCTAATCTTTGGATGGTTTTCAATCGCCTTCTCTACCGCACGTTTAGGATCAGCGAAGAAATCAACTTCTTCGTCAGGTTCCGCTTGCAGTTGCTGTTTTGCTGTAGTTTGGGTCTTGATGAAGTCATCCACAACACGCCGTAACTCACCAACTTCACTGCCTTGTCTGCCAATTAACTTCTCGGCTTCCATGTGCATCTGAGCAATCTCTTTGGCGCTTTTACCCCGATACTTTTCGGGAACGTCCTCTTCAGCTTGCTCTTGAACAACCGGCTCTTCTGCTTTCGCTTCTGGTTCGGCTGTGCTAATGTCAGTCATTACTTCGTTAGGATCTACTTCTTCAACGCCTTCTTCAATAAAACTAGCCATCTATTGTCTCCCGTGCCTCAACAGCATTAAGAAAGAACACTTATTACATTTGAGGGGGTTCTCTTATCCCTCCGAAATACCAACTTTACGTTCATACTTCATGTGCGACTCTCGCCGCTTCTCCCAGGCTCTACTTGCAGAAGGAAAATCACCTGTGATGCCTTCTAAAGAGATTCTAGGAGCTGAGATAAGCCTTGTAGCGTCATTTGTACAGTGAGGACACTGTATGACTGTTACTGACTCATCTACATACTTTTCGCTTATGTGCGCTTTGGCACAGCGGAATTCAAATATTCTTCTCGCCATTTTGCAGTTCCTCGTAGGTTTGTTGTGACAAGTCTTTTAGACCAATGATGTAGTCTAAAATATCGACCTGTCCTTTTCTAAACTCTAGGGTCACTGCATCGCAGTTGCGGATGTTCTCGTACTGGGTACGCATCTCTAATAGGTCTTCTAGGAGTTGCGACCACGCTGTGGTGGTCATCATAGAAAGCCTGTCTTCGTAATACTGCTGTAATTCTGGTAACATTGTTGTAATTCTACCACACTTTTCTTATTTTGTCAAGCACTTTTTACCGCTTTTGTCAAGTTTTTTATTTTTGACGGGCAGCAACGACCTGAAGGTTAGCAATTTCCTTCTTAGTGTCGATATCTTTCTCTTTTAGGGCCAGATTTGCTACTTTTATGCGTCTTTCAAACTCTCCAGTTGGGTCATTAGAGTCTGAGAGGTACTTAGAGGCGCTAGCAGCCAGCGAAGCCTGCAATTCTGCTGGTTTCAACTGCGTATCCACAGCCTCTGCCTGTGCTTTGGTCTGGTTTAGGAGCACTTCAGACTCAAGTTTAGCGTTTTGTAGCTGTGCATTCTGCATTTGTAGCTGCTGAACCATCTGCTGGGTCTGCTGTGCCTCAGGGTTGGGCTGCATCATCTGATCCATCTGTCCAATAATCTGCTCACGGTTGTTCAAACCGCTGTTTTCGATGATGGCTCTGAGCACAATTGGCACAACAGGGCTATCTGGACCCAAGGTTTTGAGTAGATTCATGAACTGCATCTGCTCATATTCACGGGCGATGATGCCTAGATTGCTAGAAGCGATGAAGTTGAAGTCCTGTGCAGGGTAGTTCTCTGGATCAAACTGCATAAATCGATAAGCAGACTTCTTTACAAACGGGATCAGGAACTGCTCTTGGAAGTTAACTAAGGTTCTCTTATTCTTCTTGATGATGGCTGAGAGGCCAGCACTCATGCCAGCACCATCTGCCGTTGTAGGCGCAGGCATGGTCGAGCTATCTACCGTGCCAGTAGCCATTAGCATCATCCGCATGAACTCACCAGCGATTTGCAGGTTACCAGGATCAGTGTTGCCAAACTTAAATGGCTGGAGGATCTCGGCAGGGTTTCCGTTGGTTAGGATGGTCTTGCCTGGTCTTACTTCAAACTTGGCACCACGAGGTAGCCTTGTAGCATCGATGCCCATCATCGGTACTGTGGTCAGCGCTAGGCTGTCTAAGTGGGCACGGATCTGAGCATCAATAGCCTTTTGCATATTGTAGCCCTTCTCAGCGATACCACGACCCCAGAAGCGGTTAGGCATAGAGTCGTTCTGGAAGGCTACGATGGGACGGTCTTCCATCATGTAGGGCGACAACTCAGCCTTAAGCAGGTGCTGGTCATTGGCGATAACTACGATGCCCTCAACCAACTCTGTGTAGTCTGCTGCTTCGTTACCAAACTCTTCTTGCTTTTTAGCAAACAGTTCAACAATCTCTTCATCTGAGCCAGACTCGATCAGGTACTTAGGCACCAAGCCATAGTAGCGAAGCAATAGCACCTTGTCTTGCTGATACTCAACATCTTCCTGTACCGGCTCAATGTCGCTGTCTACAGCGGCCTGACCAAGGTTCTCAACTTTATTATAAACACCAGACTCCATACCAGCCACGACAGAGTGTAGCGACACATACTCTTCTACCGCACAGCCCATTGCCTCTTCGATGCTGGTAGCGGTGGGGTCAATCAAGAAGTTCTTAGGATTGATGGCTTTGAGGCCAACAACGAACTTAGGTACTTCCTCAACACCGATAGCAGAAACACCCATCTCTACGATTGGGCGCATCGCTGGCCTTAGCACAGTCTTCTCTGCGATGGTAATCTCACCGATGCCGGTGCCATAGACAGCGCCTAAGAGCACAATGTCTGAGACTGACTTGCGGACCTTCTGGTTCTTAAAGTCCTCATACATCTGGTTCTTGATCTGCTCTACATCGATTCTTTGCTGATCTTTTTGGTCATCAACGATGTCAAAGAACTTCTCACCACGACCAAATATAGCCTCTTCGATCTCAGCGGTGTGGGACTCGATTGCCTGCTGAAGGGCAGGGGTTACAAGCTGCGAACGCTCAGAGTCTCTTGTCTTGTCTTCTCCAGACCATATACCACGCCATAGACGCTCATACTCTTTCCAGGACTCTAAATAGTTCTCATCCCGGTGGTTGCGCCACATAAGGCAACGAGATAAGACCCACTCAGTGATCTTAGCTTCTTTACCGTTGTATTCGTTTTCTTGCTCTTCCATGCTCTCTCCTAGTAGCCTGAAACGGCATCCATTGGTGTGTAATCGTCTTCCTCATAGTCTGAGGTGTACTCTGCAATCGCTATCTGGTCGATATAACTTAAGGCATCAATCAAGTCATCGTGGACCTGTGGGTTAGGGAAGTTCATCAGTTCATCAATGATTTCACTATTCCAGGGGCCTTCATTAAAGGTAATCTTTCCGTGCTCTAATCTGCCCTGTAAAGACCAAGTGATTCTATCTGTCTTTTTCTTGTTTCCATGTGTGAGGTCTTCAATACGGAAGTAACTGTTATACTTACGCATAAGATCAGACAGATAAGGTAGAACGGCATTCTTTAATGCGCCTCTTTCGATGCCAACACAAACAGGCTCATAGTCACGGACCACATCAAATATCTTCTGTGCGGTCTGCTTAATGTCCCACCTACCATACTCTATATCTGCAACCCACCAACCCTCAGAGGTTACCTTGACTATCGCTATGGCTGACTGGTCTAGCCTCTTCTTCTTTGCAGTGGTAGCAGCAGCGACATTTTCAAAGCCAGCCAAGTCTACGGCTACAAAGTAGCGACCATCCTTGGGTTCTTCCTCATCTATTTTGATCCACTCTTCTTTAAAAATGCCTCCAGACGCAGCCTCAAACGAAGCCATAAACTCAGTCCTGAAAGCAAAAGAAGACATAGACTTCTTTGCAGCTTCAATCTCTTTTGGGTCAAGTAATGGGTTATCGAAGCTAGTAAAGTGCCAACTCTTGTACTCTTTATCATCTTGCTTCTCGCCATAGTTGTACAACTCATAGAAATGGTTGCGACCCATCGGTGTACCAATAAAGAGGGACTTGCCCTTTAAATCTGCTAGTGCTGGTCTGAGGATCTGCTCAAACACTGAAGGCTTCATGTCTGCGTACTCATCGAGCACCACAAACTTTAACGATACACCCCGCATTGTTTCTGGCCTGTCAGCGCCCTTTAGTGAAATCACTGCTCCGTTCACTAATTTTATCTGCATATTGTTGACATGGGAGGACTCAATCACTGGGTTCCCAAGTTCCAACAACGTGAGCCACATAATGTCTCTGGCTTGCCCCTGCGTTGGGGCTACATACCACACATTACCTCTGTCAGCCTGCAATGCCTCTACAATGAGCATCCATGCAGCTAACCTAGATTTACCTGTTCTACGGCCTGCTGCGACCACCTTAAACCTGCTCTGGTCATTCCACACCTGTTGCTGCCAAGGCAGTAGCTTAATGTCCAGATTCATAGTCTACGTCTTCAGCATCAATGGTGTCTGCCTCTACCTTGGCATCAGTGACACCAGAAATGTTTATTGTGATACCAGCTTTGCTGGCTGCACCGTGCTTTTCAAAATAAGACAAAGGCAACAATCTATCAGCACACATCTTTAACATCGCTGCTTGGTCTTTATCAGTAGGGTCCAAGGCTTTGTTAATAATAGTTTGGATGATCGTGTCACCCTTTGTGGTCAACAGCCTCGCATGAAATTCTCTTATGCGTGCAGCTTCACCGGGAGGCCTTCCTAACACTGACCTCTTTTTCTTTGCCTCAATAGCAGCCTTCTTCGGACGACCTGCACCTCTAGGGTTCTTCTTAGGTAACACAGAAACCGTATTCTGTGTAGGCATAGAAGGGGCATCGGTGGAAGAAGACACAAGAACAATATCTTGGTCTTTTGTTTCCAAGTTTCTCTCCAATATAGATCAGCACAGAAAACACAAAACCTAAGGTTAGTTGTTAATGTATGTTTTTTTTAAGGCACAACCTAGTACTTGTTGTCTCAGTGCTATCAATATAGAGGACTATAGCACATTTTTGCTGTTTTGTCAAGTCCTTTTTTTATTGCTTCTTTAGTGACTACCTAGTGCCTGCTCAGGCCTTCGCAATGCACAGATTCCAGCACTGATTTCATTGCCCTGTTTAGCCTATGCAGGAAAATAGATAAGTAATTGATTCTTATGCTCTTTTTCTTATAAGCAACAAAGGTCTATTTTGCTCTTTTTTGTATCTGTGGTGGTTCAACAATATTATCTACATTGCCACTACCCCACCCCCCCTGTCATGTTAGTCAGTGCTTACTATGCAGCTATGTTGCTATGCAGCATGGCACAGTGTTTGCCTATGCAAGAATCATGCCAGGCCTATGTTGCAGTGCAGCAATAAAGTTATCCACAGAGTTATCCACAGGCTGTGTTGTGCAGTGCAGCAAATATATGGGGCAGTGTTGCACCACAGCAGGGGGACTTCATTGTGCAACGCAACAATGTTGCAGTGCAACAGTCTGTGCACCAAAGCAGTGCAAGCTGGTCACAAAGTAACCACTAGCTAGGGCTGTACAGGCATACAGGCTTCTAAAACTGATCAGAAAGGCTCAGGACAGGTTTTCTCTGTTTAGGCTAGGCAGGTATCAACCAGGGGTCACTAGCGGTTTTTCTAGTATCCATGCGGGTTCCAGCCCGATTTGACCACACTGTCTAGTCAGGTATTTATCCACAGGCAAGCAATACCTGAGCAAAGTAGTCAAGATAAGGGTTTTCCCTAGTACCAAGGCTGGAATTCTGTGCTTATACTGTAGTCTGAAGTAAACAAACCACGAAAGGACTACACCATGACAAAACGAGCACATTGGGCAGTAAAACACGGGCAGAAGACGCACACCTTCCGCACACTGCGAGAGGCTAGAGAATATGCTCAAGCACTGAATGCGGCATGCGGGTTTGATTTCACGATCATTTCAAAAGTGCAGGAGAGAAACAGACCCTTACTTATCGAGAGAGAATTGGCTAGACTGTTCACACCACGCAAAGCCTAACTGACGAGCCCTAAATGGGCGAAACCTGCGAGAGCAGGTCTTAGGCACAAACCAAGAAAGGGAACCTAAAATGAAATTCACCAAACCAGTAAACCTATGGACAATGCAGGATTCACAGATCAAGGCATTACAGGCGGGTCAGTGGGTCTACGGAGGCCAAACCAACAACAAGGGCAGATTCTTAGGCGTAAAGCCGTCAGGCACTGTTGTAGTGGCTTGGCAGGGCAATACCAATATGCAACAATCTAAGACAGCGTATATCCGAGCACTTCGGGACTATGCTTTAGGCAAGTAAACTTAGAAAGGCACTACACTATGCAAAACTTTGAAATCATTGAATCCAAGCATTGGAAACACACCAACAGCATGACTGCGTCAATCTATGGGTCTTGCCCGTGGGTTTCTGAGCAGGATCGTCAGCATTGGAAACTAGAGATTGTGGGTTATACTCTACGCAATACCAAGACAGGCACGGTAGGTATCGGCAGGAAACCATTCAAAACCAAGGCAGAAGCATTAGAATTCATTTCACAATTTAACTAAATAAAGGAACCTAGACATGAAAACCACAATTAACTTAAACCAATTCCGTGATGCTTTCTATCGCATGGGCCGCAAAGACAATTTCTCTTATGAGGGCTTAGAAGTGCTGTTTGAATATCTTGAAGAGATTGAAGAAGGCACAGGCACAGAGATAGAATTAGATGTCATCGCCCTTTGCTGTGATTTCTCTGAAGATACTCCCGAAAGCATCGCCGAAGCCTATGGCATACCGATGTTGGGGGTTGATTTTGACGATAAAAACGACGTGCATGACATGGTGCAAGATTTTCTGCGTAATGAAGGCGTGTACGTTGCAACCACTAAAAATGGTAAGATTGTATTTCAAAACTACTAAAAGGGGCTTTAAAATGAAAACATTTCAGATATTCCGAACAGTTTCTTACGAGTATTTCATAGAGGCAGAAACAGAGGCAGAGGCAATCATGAAGATGGACAAGGGCTATGTAAAGCCATCAGATGAAACGGAGGTGTCTATGACCGTAGCAGACACGCACGACGGCATTAATTGGGAAAACGAAAGGGAGGCAGTATAATGAACGCATGGGAATATGCAAGCATTGCAGTACTATTGCTGGGCTGTGCCGGTGTTATCATGATTTTTAAACCGTGGGACTTAGACTAATCAAAGGAGTATTAAAAATGACTGAAAACGAAATTGAAATTGTAAAAAAATGCGCCGCCGTTGTAGCAAAAAATTATGACCCTTATGAATCGTGGATCGATCCGAACCACATTCTCGCAAAGTTTGGAATTAAGGAGTGGGAATTTTGCGATGGTTATTGGCTCGACACGGAAACCGGCGTTAACTACCATTTTCCATTTTAGGGGATTACAATGACATATCAGGTCGAATCTTTCACACTTTTTGACGGGTGGGTTAATTGCTGGACAGATGACGCAGAAAATCCGATCACTTTCGATTCAAGGGAGGCAGCACAGCAAGAATTAGACTTATTCTTAAAAGAACAGGCAGGGGCTGTGTTATGTGGTGACATGGTCGAGGCTTACGACATCAACGACTTTAGAATTGTTCAAAGGGGCTAAAATGAAAATCTTAGTTTATGTAGAATGTGGATCATTGAGTGATTTAGATGAAACCCTTGGACTGGGTGTAGATCAGGGCATAATTGAAAAGTATGCGGCTCTGACCGTAGATGGCTCTCCAATCGTTTACGAGATTGGGCAAGACTCTATTCCCGAAGTTCTTTCGGGCATGGCTATTCGATGCGCTGGAATAACGGAGGAATAACATGAAGCATAAACAATGCAGTGCAGATCAGACCAATATGAGCAGTCTTAGAGGCTATGTAAACGCCACATATGACGAATTGTGTCGCTGTTTCGGTGCACCAACAGTCTTTATTGGCGATAAGACTAACGCAGAATGGTTCATAGAATTCGAGGATGGCTCAGTCGCTACCGTTTATGATTGGAAACTCGATCACATACCATTGGAACCTTATCGATGGCACATCGGCGGGTTCGATGCCTTTGCAGTTGCATCGGTCCACGAGGCCATGATAGAATCAAGACTGTCTAACTTTACCAATAAACAAAAGGAGGTTTTATCATGCTATTAACGAATAAAGAAGTGGTGGATATCTTAGACGATAGGTTGGATTACAGCGATTTCGGCAATTGGCACGGTAACGAAGACGATTTGATCGAGTTTGCCTATTATGTGGTGAAGGCCGAGAATGAGAAAAGACTCAAGAAAGAACAAGAAAGGGCTAAAGATGCGCTGCCGATCCTGTAATGAGGCGTTAACCGATTATGAGACAACAATCAGGTCAGTTTACACCAGGGACTATCTATCCATGTGCAAACAGTGCCTTAAATCGATTAAAACAGACCTTGTAGCCGTCGGTAATGTTTCCCTGATGTCTGAGGCCGACGAAACAGACGAGGGCATAGAGAGCGATTTAGACCCCTTAGCGGGCAATTTCGATATTGAGGACTATTCTGACGATCAATGGCGGGACAGATGAGGGTTGGCACGATTCTTGCTATTAAAGACTATATTGACTAAATAGTCTATATTGAAAAAGACTTTAATAAAGATTTTAATTCTTTAACTATATAGGTAACTATTAAGAAAGGTAGCACTCAATGGAAAATGATGACTTAGAAAGAATTTATTGGTTTTGTGTTTCTGATTGTGTTGACCTATTAGCGCATGGCTCTACTGACATTGAGACCTTGTTAAACGATGTCTATGAGGCTTTGAAGCGCACTAAGCCAGAATCTGGTACTTGTGTTGCCCTTTTGGCAATCATTGACCGATTGGCAGAGGAAAGGACTAGGATCAATGCAAACTCAATCTAAATTTGTAAAACACATAGCCTGTGAGGGCTGTGGTTCCTCTGACGCTAGGGCTGTGTACTCTGACGGCTCTGAATACTGTTTTAACTGTAAAACCCATAGCAGGGCCTCAGACGGCTTTGTTGACCAAGGAAGGGGTAAGGTACTAACCATGACTCAGAAACCCGTTGTAGAGCCTCTAAAGGGCATTAGCGGTCAATTCCTAAGCATACCTGAGCGAGGTATCACTAAAGCTACCTGCGAAGCCTATGGTGTCAGACAATCAGGGACAGAACATTATTATCCCTACACTGACGATAGGGGCACTGAAGTAGCTTTCAAGGTCAGATCAGTGGCTGACAAGCAATTCAGGTCTCAAGGCAACATTAAAGAGGCTCTGTTGTTCGGTCAGAATCGGTATCCTGCCGGTGGTAAATATCTAACCATCTGTGAGGGCGAATTAGATGCCTTGGCGGCTTTTCAGATGACAGGCTCATTATATCCTGTGGTGTCAATCAAGAACGGGGCACAATCGGCTGTGAAGGACTGCCAAGCACAATTTGAGTACATCGACAGCTTTGAGACTGTGGTGCTTGCCTTTGATGCTGATGAACCTGGTCAAGAGGCTGCTCTAGCCGTTGCTGACCTATTCGGTTCTAAGGTCAAGATTATGAAAATGGGCAAAGGGTTCAAGGATGCCTGCGACTATCTGAAGGACAACAAATCTGCGGACTTCGTAAAGGCATGGTGGGCAGCAGAGACTTATGTGCCTGACGGTATCGTTGCCGGCTCTGAGTTGTTTGAGTTGGTTATGCAGCCCTTGCCAAAGGCACAGGCACACTATCCCTATGCTGGCCTCAATGGCATGACAGGCGGTATCAGGCAACAGGAAATGGTGGTGGTTACTGCCGGCTCTGGCCTTGGCAAATCTCAATTCATCAGAGAAGTGATATGGCAGTTGCTCTGCGAGACCAAGGATAATATCGGGATTATGTTCTTGGAAGAGTCGGTCAAGCGGACAGCCTTGTCTCTGATGTCGCTAGCGATCAATAAGCCACTGCACCTAGCAGAGACTGAGGCAACAGAATCGGCTAAGAAAGAAGCATTTGATAAGACCCTTGGCTCTGATAGGCTTTTCTTTTATGACTGCTTCGGTAGCACCGCAATCGATAACATCATCAATCGGGTTCGATACTTTGCCAAAGGACTAGACTGCAAGTACATTCTGCTAGACCATGTCTCTATCGTGGTGTCTGCTCAGGATCATGGAGACGAGCGCAAAGCCATTGATGAGATTATGACCAAGCTGCGTATGATTGTGCAGGAAACAGGCGTGGCCTTGTTTGTGGTGTCCCATCTTCGCAGGCCAGAGGGCAAAGGCCACGAAGAAGGCGCAGCCACTAGTCTGTCCCAATTAAGGGGTTCAGCAAGTATTGGACAATTGGCTGATATGGTGTTAGGATTAGAAAGGTCAGCACAGCATGAAGACCCAATCGAGAGGAACACGACCAGGGTCAGAGTTATCAAAAACCGATACAGCGGAGAGACTGGTAAAGCCTGTGCCGTTCTCTACGATAAGCACACAGGCCGCATGAATGAGATAACGGAGGCCGCACTATGACATTTAATATCAGAGGATATAAAAAATGTAAGCAGTTAGAAGAGTGGGGCATTCCTCACAAAGAGATACGAGTGGGGATAGTTATCTGCGAAAAGATTATGATAGCTAAGAACCACAGCAGATGGAAGAAGTTAGGCAGTTTTGATTGGTATCCTTACTATGGTTTGGACACTCTAATCGAAGCCCTTTATGATGATTGCCTAGATCAGTACGCAAAAGAACAGCAGGAAAGCGGTAGGAAGTTTAAGTCAGTACCTATTAATCACGAATGGAAACACAAACAGAAACCAAAGGAGAAAAGAGCATGAACACAAAACCCTGGAACAAAGCATTTGCAGCACACTATGATTTAGCCTCACGACCCGCACCTTGCGACAAGTGTTCGCAGAGGCAGAGATGTAAGGATGAGCTGTTAGCGTGTGACGTTTTTAACGCCTATGTGCAACGAGATCAACATTGGAAAAAAGAGAGGGTTCCTACTCGAAAGATTTGGCATAAGATATTTAGCGAGAAAGATGACAACGATTTCAAGGAGGCATTATGACATCCGCACTACTGATAGGTTGCTTTGCTTTTATATCATCAATACTGAAAGGCTTGAAATGACTGAATATTCTTATGACTATTGGAACGATGCTGACTACGACACCGTTGACTATAGTGCTCTTGAGCAGCTAGAAGAGCGCATCAAAGACCTTGAAGAGGTCAATGAAGAGCTGACAGCACAGATCAAGGTTGCCGTTAAACTGATTAGCAAGTTTAATCATCCTGAAGAATATGGGCACTTGCTCGACTCTGATGCAAAGCGTGATGTGATGGACTTTCTTAAAATCTATGGAGACTATCTAAAATGAAACTAGAACTGGAGGTGGATACCTGTGTTGGACTGGGCGATAGTGGTAATGTTGAGTGTTTTATTTTTACTGATGACGGCAACGTTCCTGCTATGAGCATCGATAAGAAGCTGGAAGACTTGGTGCTAGAGTTTATTGACCTAAGGCAGGTCAGTGGAAAATACTCTGATGCCCACAATCCTGAAAGGCAGGCACTGATGAATGCACTTGAAGACTGCCTAGCACTCTTAAAGCAAGCATGAGTAGCTGGCTGATCATCTTAACCGGCTGCATCTATGCCTACATCGCCGCAGAGCAGGGTATGAAGGGTAACATTGCTCTGTTGGTGGTGTATGCCGGTTATGCCTTTTCTAACGTAGGTCTCTATTGGATGGCTACAAAATGATTAACTACCTGCTTTTTCTGTTATTTGTCGTTATCTTCGCCTTTTGGGTGGCTTATAAGGAGGATTAAATGGTTAGAGTTTCAGGTGTGCCGTATGAAGTAGAGTTAGTTGACATGGTGTCGGAACTGGAGCGTGAGAACGCTATGATGAGGGCTAGGATGGAAAGGCTTGAGGATGAGAATCGTACCCTAGATGCCTTGGTGTTTCGGCTTAATACAGAACTGATGAACCTGAAGAACAGCATCAAATGAGTCCCTGCAAAACCATTTGCAAAGTTGATAAAACAGGTGTATATTGTATTGCCTGCTTTAGACTGATGTCAGAGATTGAGCAGTGGCCTACGATGGATGATACACAGAAGGCATTTGTGGTAGCAGCTTCAGAGTTAAGGAGGATAGCAAATGAAGCCGATAAGCGTTACAAGCGTAATAAATAAGAGTGGTGTCCTGACGTTGTACCTATTAACAGATGACGGCAAATTACTAAAGAAGAGCGAAGATGAATCAAGCTGGACAGAAGTCGATAGTTTTCCTGGACATAGAGACAAACTCCCAGTTGAGCCAGATCCACCTATGCGTAACAAAGGAACTAAGAAGCGGAGAAGTTAGATGTCATCACAGGGCAGACACTTTATTAAAAATGTTAGAGGCACAACCACAAGTAGTAGCGCACAACGGAATCAGCTTCGACTTCCCAATCTTGAACAGGCTATGGAATACGAAGATAACTCCATCGATGTGCATAGACACCCTAGTCATGTCAAGGCTGATGAGTCCAAACCGAGAAAACGGACACAGCCTAGAAAGCTGGGGCAACAGGCTAGGAAGGAAGAAGATAGACTACAAGAGGGTATGGCACAGGATCAACAAACTCTCTTTTGACAAGAAGAGCACTCTACCGTTTGACCAGCCACACATGGGTTTGCTTGAGAAGTATTGCAGGCGTGATGTAGAAGTACTGCAGTTAACTTACTTTGAACTTTTAAAGGAGAAGGACAACTATGGTTTCTCGCAAGAAAGTATCGACCTCGAACACAAAGTCGCAGCCGTCATCTATAAGCAAGAGCGAAACGGTTTTAAATTCGATCTGCCAAAAGCTATGGTACTTCTGGCAGGACTTAAAGATAAAATGGGCACAATTGAGGCATCCCTACAGTTCATCTTTCCTCCAATCACAACCGAGCGTTATTCAGAGAAAACTGGAAAAAAACTCAAGGACGATATCGAGGTCTTCAACCCCGGCTCGAGGCAGCAAATCGCCAAGCGCCTCCAAGAAAAGGGTTGGAAGCCGACCAAGCACACCGAAAAAGGTCAAGTGATTGTCGATGAATCAACTCTTGCAAATGTTGATATTCCAGAGGCCCAAGCAATCGCAGAATACCTTTTGCTTCAGAAACGGGTGGCTATGGTTGAGTCGTGGATTGAGAATACGACAGACGACCACAGGATTCACGGTAAAGTCATCACCAACGGAGCAGTCACGGGAAGAATGACACACCACAGCCCTAATATGGCCCAGGTGCCTTCGGTTGGTTCTCCCTATGGTGAGGACTGCCGTGGCCTATTCACCGTGCCAAAGGGCTATAAATTGGTTGGTGCTGATGCAAGCGGGTTAGAGTTGCGTATGTTGGCTCATTACATGAAGGATCAGGATTATGTTAAAACGGTCACGGAAGGCTCGCAGGATTTGGGAACTGATGTACATACCAAGAACCAGCAAGCTGCGGGGTTATCTACAAGGGCGCAAGCCAAAACGTTTATCTATGCATTCCTCTATGGCGCAGGGGCTACCAAAATCGGGTCGATTGTTGGTGGTTCAGCCAAGGAAGGGCAAAGGCTCATCGATTCTTTTCTTAGGAACACGCCAGCTTTGCAGGCTCTTCGCAGCACGGTTGACAAACTCTCCGATAAAGGGCACCTACCGTGTCTTGATGGACGTAGGTTATTCGTTCGCTCCGAACACGCAGCCCTCAACACACTTTTACAAGGTGCTGGTGCGATAGTGATGAAGCAGGCTCTGGTGTTCTTAGACGAGAGCATCCGTAGGAACAAGCTAGATGCCAAGTTTGTGGTTAATGTGCATGACGAGTTCCAGTTAGAAGTCAAGGAAGAACACGCACAAAGAGTAGGGTTTTTAGCAGTAGAGAGCATCAGAAAAGCAGGCAGGACCCTTAAACTACGCTGCCCCTTGGACGGCGAATACAAGATTGGAGATAATTGGTGTCAAACGCACTAGACGACTTTAAGGACCTTGGGGAGCCAGAGTCTGCCTTGATGATAGCGGTCATCGATGGGGCCATCCATGTGGCCTACAGCAAAGATTTAACAAATAAATATGAAGAAATGCTTGACATACTAGAAACTGCCTGTATAATGATTTCTGAAGCAGCAGAACCGAAGTCTAACAAAATTACTCACTAACCTAAAGGAGAATTATATGAGTGATGCAAAGCCGGTTACAGTCAAAGCCACTGTTATGTGGTGTAACCATAATAAGATCAACGAGATGTCTGAGAAGTATCAGCTTGAGTTGACTAACCTTAGTGACAATGCAGTCAAGGCTCTTGAAGGCATTGGCCTGGAAGTACGCAAGCGTGAAGACAAGCCAGAGAAAGGCTTCTACATTACTTGTAAGTCTGTACGTCAGATGGACAAGATTTTTGATAAGACTGGTGCTAGTCTGATCGATGTAGCCATTGGTAACGGCTCTTCAGGCACTGCTGTTGTTGGTACCTATGAGTGGGCTTTCAAGAACAAGAAAGGCCTGTCTGCCTCGCTCATCAAGATGACCATTGATAACCTGGTCGCCTATGATGCCGAAGACGCTCCAGTAACGGAAGAAGCCCTGTAATGATTGCTTTGGTAGACGGTGACATCGTAGCCTACACAGTAGCTGCTGGCTGTGAGGACTACGATGAAAAGACCGCCTTATCAAAGTGCTCAGAGTACTTGGAAGACTTAGTCTTTATACACGCTGACTGTTCTGATGCCGAAGGCTTTCTTACCGGCTATGAGAACTTCCGCATCAGCATTGCAAAGACTAAGCCCTACAAGGGAACTAGGACACAGGACAAGCCAAAGCATTTAAACCTGCTTAGGGATTATCTGACTTCGGCTTGGGGGTTTTCTGTGGAGCAGTATCAGGAAGCAGATGATGCCCTTGGTATTGCTGCCTATTCTATGGAACCTGAAGACTATATCATTTGCACGACAGACAAGGATCTGAACATGATTCGTGGCTGGCATTACAATATGCGTAAGAATGAGAAGTTTTGGGTGGATGAAGATGACACCCTGTATAATTTCTACACACAAGTCCTCACTGGGGAC